ATGCTGCCCAAGCATACCTCAAAAACAGTTCTCCGCTAACTTATGTTCGACTTTTAGGAGTTGAAGACCCCAATGAGAGTACTTCCGGCGGAGCCGGAGCGGCCGGTTGGAAAGAATCAATGGATACTGCCGGAACCACCGGCGGTGGAGCGATGGGCTTGGTCCTCTTTAATTCTGGCTCGACAGGTTTACTCCACCAGGACAACGGCGAAATTCGTCTTACGGGCGCCCTCGCAGCAGTCATTTATGTAGAAGATGCCAATACGATGCTTCGGTTGAGCGGTACGTGTTTGGCAGTCACGGGCACTTCTGGGGGGCCCAAGAATGGCCTCGGCTCTCAGCTTATTGTTAGAAATAGCGGCGGCTCAAGGGAATATGTTGTCGCCATCACGGCTGAAGACGGCTCATCTAAAAACATCACCAGTTCATTCAACTTTACAACCGACAGCTCAAAATATATTCGGAAGGTTCTCAACACCAATCCTCAACTGACCAATGGTACAATAACTGATGCCAGCGCTCAGAAGGGTTATTGGCTTGGCGAAACTTTCGATCGATCTGTTGCTACCCATATTACCTCTAGTGATTCATTTGCCTCCTTGGTGTGGCTATATAGGGACGCCGGCGGCACGGCAGCCGATGGAGGCAATCACAAGAATGCGATGGTCGCTGGGCAGACCCCCTGGGTAATTGCAAACGACCCCGTTCAGGGCATTGCCGATGTTTCGACCAATTGGAACCCGAAAGATCGTCAAAAGCTTTTCAAGTTCCACGCCCTTACCCCCGGCGACTGGTCCAACCGTAATATGAAAGTTTCTATTGCGAATATCAAGGCGCCTCAAAATGATTCTACCCCCTACGGCACATTTTCCGTCATTGTACGCCAACTGAGTGATAGTGATAACGTTGTACAGGTTTTGGAACGATATGATAATTGTGATCTGAATCCGAATTCATTAAACTACGTCGCTCGCAAGGTCGGTGATGAGAATATTGTTTGGGACAATGCAAAGCGTCGCTATAATGTGCAGGATGGCAACTGGCCCAGCCGGTCCAACCTCATTCGGATTGAGATGAACACGGATGTTGATGCCGGCCTTACGGACGGTGGTCTCCTTCCCTTCGGAATGCGCGGAATGATTACCTATGCAGACTTGATTACCACCGGCACCGAAGCCGGCGCCGACGGCGGCCGGCTGAAGGCCCGCGCGTGGCTCACTGGCTCGGCCTGGGGCGCGCCCACCTACATCGGCGGCGGCGCGGCAGCACACCCTCGCGGATCAGGCAAATCGGCTGGCGATGACCTTACCCTTCTTTGGATGTACGACAGTGGTTCCACCACTGCCGGCGCTGACACCTATCTGCGTGCGAAGGTAATTACGCCCAACCCCTCTCTCCGGGTCAGCGCCTCTGACGGCGACTTGGGCAACCCTACGGATGCTTATTTTGGATACCAGACAGGCCGCTCGAACACGTCAACGCGCTTTGATCCGTCTAACGCCGATCTTCTGCGCCCGCGTGGTGGCATGCTTAACACTTTCTCCTCCGGTAGTTGGATGAAGGAAACTACGGTATTCACCCTTGACGATCTGAGAGAAGGAGCCAACGACGCTGTTTGGTGGGAGTCAGGCTCTCACGCGGCTGGTAAATCCCTCACGGTCATCAGCGGCGCCGTTAGCGGCGTCCTTGATGCAGGCTATGATCGCTTTACGATGCCGATGTACGGCGGGTTTAGTGGTCTAGACATTAAAGAGATGGATCCTTTCCGTAACACTCTTCTTCTTAACGGAACTCCGCGCACCAATTATGCATTCGCTTCAGTGAAGCGAGCGATCGACAGCATTGCTGAACCGGAAGTGGTGGATATTGATCTCGCACTTGTTCCGGGCGTTACCAATGAAGGTCTCACAAACCACTTAATTAATGTTTGTGAAGATCGAGCTGATGCTCTGGCGATTATTGATCTGCCCGGCGGATTTGTTCCCCGCGCGGAATCCACCTCGGAGTCTCGAAATGCCACGACGGGGGTTAAGACGACGGTTGATAATTTACGTAACCGCGGCATCAGTACCTCCTATGCTTGTGCGTTCTTCCCTTGGGTCCGCGCTAGAGACGGTATTACTGGTGCGAATGTGTTCATGCCCCCCTCTGTGGCGGCGCTCGGCACATTCTCTAGCTCACAGCGCAAGACGGCGCCGTGGTTTGCCCCAGCTGGGTTCAACCGAGGCGGGTTAACAGAAGGAGCAGCCGGAATCCCAGTAGTTGGAGTTTCGCAGCAGCTTAGTAAGGCAGATAGAGACAAGCTCTATTCGGCCAATATTAATCCGATCGCTAAGTTCCCCGCTGAAGGGATCGTAGTATTCGGTCAGAAGACACTACAGGTGACTCCTTCTGCTCTCGATAGAATCAACGTTCGTAGAATGTTGCTCTTCGTGAAGAAGAAAATCGCCCGGGTTTCGACCCAGGTCTTGTTTGATCCCAACGTTGAAGTAACGTGGAATCGATTCAAGTCCCTTGCGCGCCCAATTTTGGATGGAGTCAAAGATAACTTTGGCCTCAGTGAGTACAGATTGGTGCTGGATAGCTCGACGACGACCCCTGAGTTAGTTGATAGAAACATAATGTATGCACAGATATTTTTGAAGCCCACTCGCGCCATTGAATTCATTGCAATTGATTTCAATGTTCAGCGAACTGGTGCGGCATTTGATGATTAAAATATATTAATTATTGTGGGCGCCTTTTGGCGCCCACACTATTTAATTTAGACAAGGAGACAGAGAATATGCCATTTTGGACACTACCATCATCTGAGCCGAAAAGAGCACATCGGTTTATATTCAGCTTAGACAATCTTAGTAATGAGGGGGGCTACGCTGAGTACTTGGTTAAGTCGGTTACCAAACCCACTATGACCCTTTCGGAAACCCCGCATAAGTTTTTGGGAAATACGTATTATTACCCCGGAACGATGACGTGGGAGCCCATAACAGCAGTTATTATTAACTCTGTCGCCCCCGATGCCAATGAAACCTTCTATGCGGCTATGGTTAATTCTGGTTATGTTCTCCCCAACAATAATGCCTTCCAACGTCCAGTCGTAGGCACGCAGGCGGCCGGCTACCCCGGTACCCCCAACAAGTCCGATGCCCGTGCAACTGTCGGGGACGTACGATTCTCTGAGCTTAATGGCCAAGGGCTGATCGTCGGGGAGTGGGTTTTACAGAACGCCTTCTTTACCAGCGTTAACTTTGGTAATTTGGATTATGACACTGATGATTTGTTGACCGTTGAGGTTGGCATTCGCTATGATTGGGCTGCTTACCACACCGGTGACCGGTCAGCGGTGAAGTACGGCGTCGTCGACCAGACGGGCCCCGGCGACTTCTCGACTCCGCGTTCAACGCCAACGGTAACGCCGTGATTGGAACTTTAGAAGGTTAGTGAATTTCAGCGCCAAGCCAGAAAAAATATTAAATTTTATTAAAATTTGATGGCTATTGTTGTATGATCTTCTTAGAAAGAAGGTAATCTATGTCTGAGCGACGAAATAATGCGGATCGCGTCGGGGCCCCCCACCCGGATGCTGAAGCACCCCCCATAGCTACAACCCCCACTAAGCAAACTAATAACGAGTTTTTGTCGTTTGTGGCGCCCACGGAGTTTATTGATTTACCCAGCGCTGGTACGCTTTACCCCGAAGGACACACCTTAGCCGGGGTGGCGCAAATAGAAATTCGTCATATGACGGCTAAAGAGGAAGATATTCTCACCTCTGAGAGTTTAATTCGAAAGGGTGTCGCTATCGACCGCCTTCTCTCTTCACTTCTAGTGGATAAGACGGTGAAGCTGGACCAAATGTTGGTGGGCGACAAAAACGCTCTCCTTGTGGGAGCACGGGTTACAGGGTTTGGCTCAGAATATAAGACAAATGTAACGTGTCCTCTCTGTGATACCACCGAGGAGAACACATTTGACCTCGATTTGATTGAGAACACCACTGCTTCGGAAATTCCGGAAGGCGTGACCGCAACAGGTCATCATACGTATTGTTTAACATTACCGCTGACTAATGTAGAAGTTGAGTTGAAGATGATGACTTCGGGCGATGAACGCAAATTCCTTGAAACCACTCAGCGAAAAAAGAGGTCCAAGCAGCCCGCGTCGATGTCTACCGACATGCTTAAAACAATTGTTGTTGCTGTTGGTGGGCGCCGAGAAAAGCCGGTTATCGCTCAGTTCATTAATCAAATGCCTGTTAAAGATTCGCGTCACCTTCGTACCGTATATGAGCAGATTGTTCCAAATATTGATTTAACGCAAGATTATTTCTGCGATGCCTGCGGGTACGAGGGGAGGATTGATGTGCCTTTGACGGCCGAGTTCTTTTGGCCTAAGTCCTGAGTACCAAGAGGGCGTCTACGAGGAGATCTTTAATCTCAAGCACCACGGCGGGTGGTCTTTCTTTGAAGCCTACAACCTGCCCATCCAACTCCGCAGATGGTTTGTTCGACGACTCGTTCAAGAGTTTGAAAAACAAAATGAGGAGATGGAAAAAGCCACTAAAGAAACAAATGCGTCCTCGCAACGTTTCGGAGGCTAAAATAGAAAATAAAAGCCAAGGGTTATCTCTTGGCTTTTTTTCTTTCAAACTAATTATTTAGTATTACCGAGGGTGTATTATGCAAGAGCTAGTTCCCACAGAAATTAATCTAAATGCTGCTAATAAACTTGATGAGAGTTTTTTGGTTACTTTTGCTCGTTTGGCCAAGGGGTTATTGAAGGGCCTCTTTACAGATGCACCCACCCCAGTCAAGATCAAAGGAACCGCCTCCCAAGTAAATGCCTTTACTCGCGCTATCGAGAAAGAGAAGAAATATATGGATGCCTACATCAAGTACGGTCTTAATGACCAGCGTACGTTGAGCAACCGCCATCTCTTAAATCGTGCCGTTGAATCATTCGAGAAAGAAACGGGTATGCGGTGGCCCTTTACCGGATAACGGAGTGTAAACCGTGACCGAATCAGTAGAAATTTCAGCTGCCTCTATTAAGGCATTAGAAAAAGCCATCACTGATGGTTTTAAGGCGTCTCATGCTGCGGCCAAGGCTGGCGACATCGCGGGAATCGAAGAGGCGCTCAAACGCGCCGAGGAAGTCCTCGAAAAGACGGGCGGATCGCTGGAGATAGTTCAAAACTCAACGGCGAAATACAGAGAAGAACTCCAGGGTCTCATCGACGACAATAAAGATTTAGCCGAGATACAAGAGAAAAGGCTGAAGATCTCGGCCTCGGAGCGCGCCGAGCAGGCGAAGATAATCGTCCAGGCCGAAGCCGCGGTCAAAGTGGCCGAGAAGACGTACGAGCAAGCGAAGATGAAGGGCGAGCTAGATGAAGCGGATATGAAGCTTCTCAAGGAGGCGATTAAGGACGCCCGAAACCACGTCAAGCTCCAGGAACAGGAGGCCAAAAATCTTGAAGATCTTGAGGAAAAGACCACGAAGCTGCTGACTGCCAGGCAGGCGCTCAACGACACTGGTAAAGAGTTCGGAAAAACAATTGTAGGCACCAATGGCCATCTTATGGCACTTGCCAAAAATATGGCCGCGGTTGAAGACCCCGTAAGTTTTATTAGCGCCGGCTTCAAACAAGCGACATCAAGAGCCCAGCTGTGGATGAGCGCCGGCACCAAGTTGCTGGAAATGACTTTAGCCTATACGAAGGCTGTGATATCATTTAATAAAGAGATTGAAGGCTCTGCAGCTGCATTCGCCAAAGCCACGGGCGCAGGACGTCAATATGATGCCTCGATTATTGAGGGATCCCGAGACCTACTAGATTATGGCGTAACCAGCGAAGAGTTGCGCACCTCGATGCAGGCCTTGTACACTGATTTCAGTGCTTTTACTACCTTAAACCAGCAAGAGCATAAGACTCTTCGCGACACCACGGCGCTGCTGGGAGAAATTGGCGTTGATGCCGGCACGACGGCCAAAATATTAGATACGGCGACCAAATCGCTGGGGATGAATGTCCCGCAAGCCAACCAGTTAATGCTTGACATAGCCGCTACGGCCCAACAACTGGGACGTCCCGCTTCGATGGTGGCCCAAGATTTTGCCACAGCGTCGAAGAAGCTAGCGTTTTATGGCGACCGTATTGGAAGCGTTTTCACTGACCTTGAAAAGCAAGCGAAGGGCACCGGCCTTGGAATAGATGAGTTGCTTGGCGTCGCAGCCCAGTTCGACACATTCGAAGGCGCCGCCAAGTCTGTTGGGCGATTGAATGCCATTTTGGGTGGCCCCTATCTTAATTCTATTGATATGGTCAATATGAATGAGGCCGAACGTGTCGAGGCCCTCAAACGCACGATGGAAGCCACTGGGATGCAAATGGACCAACTCGGCAAGTACGAGCAGATGTCCATTGCTGATGCGCTGGGGACTGATGTGGAGACAGCCCGACGGATGTTGGGCAATGTTACTGCTGATATGCAACTGCAGGCGATTACTCAAGAAGAGTTAGCTGCGACTGCCAAGGCCGCACAATCTATTGGTGAGAAACTTAAGATTGCATTCCAAAAACTGCTCGTTGCTTCGAAGCCATTGATTGATGCATTCATTTGGATGGTGGGAGTACTTAGCAGCATTACTGGCGCAATTGGAAAAGTAATGAATATGGGCAACGGCCTCGTCGGCGTAATTGTCATGATGACCACAGCGGTCGCCGGCGCAGTTATGGTGTGGCATGGGTTCAACGTGGCAATGGCCATGGCCCGAACCGCCGGCGCCGCCGCCGCCGCCTCGGAGACCACCCTCGGCGCGATGATCAGAGCAACCTCCGCGGCTAGGTCAATGAGTATCCGAACCGAGCTAGCAGCTCTGGCGGTCAAGGCGAAGAAGCTCGCAATGGACGCGCTCGTGGCCGTGATGGAGAAGCTTGAGATTAACAGGGGGTTTCAGCTGAATATGTACAAGAAAAAAAGTATCTTGTATGGACTTAAGTTGATTGCTGTAAAGATTAAAGACAATGTTGTTGGGTGGGCCAGCGTTGCCCTCGACAAGGCTAGGCTGATAGGCCGCGGCTTAGTCGCCGCCGCTCAGTGGGCATATGCGTGGGCGACGGGAGCGGCCACGACCGCCACGATGAAAGAGAACATTCAGGGGGGTATTGGCGCCGCAAAAGATGTAGCCCGCGCTGCCAGCAGGTTGGTCCTCGCCGCTGCAACGGGAGTGGCCTCAGCCGCTCAGTGGGCCCTTAATGTTGCGATGAGCGCCAACCCCATCGGCCTCGTTGTCATAGCGATCGCCCTTCTTGTGGGTGGCCTTATCCTTATGGTCAAGGGCCTTATGAGTGGGTCTAAATGGGCCAAGCTAGCTGGGGTAGCTTTAATGTTCATTCTGGGCCCGCTCGGCCTGATTATTGGTGGAATTGTAATCGCCGTGATGGTGTTTAAGAAATTCAAAAAACAAATCCTGAGTGTTCTCAAAGTGGCCCTCTTCCCGTTGATTCTTTATGTCAAAATGGTTGTGTGGTACTTCAAGCTGTTGTGGAAGGTAACAAAAATTGTAGCAAAGGGTGTCCTTAAGGTCTTTAAAGTATTGGCCATAGCACTTTTGGCAATTAATCCTATCGGGTGGTTGATAATCTCCTTTATGCTTGTCTGGAAGTTTGCAAAGAAGTTTAAGACTGGCTTGATTAAGATTTTCAAAGTTCTGGCGATTGCATTGCTTCTCAGTAATCCTATCGGGTGGTGGATATTAGGGTTTATGGCTATTTGGAAGCTTGCAAAGAAATTTAAGACCGGCTTGATCAAAATTTTCAAAGTTTTAGCCTTCGCTTTGTTGGTGATCAACCCCATTGGGTGGATGATTGTAGGGTTTGTCCTTGTTTGGAAGTTTGCGCAGAAATTTAAGGATGGTTTGATTAAGATCTTTAAGGTGCTCGCAATCGCTTTGTTGGCGATCAACCCCATCGGCTGGATGATATTAGGTTTTATCGCTGTCTGGAAGGTTGCCAAGAAATTTGGACTCGGATTAAGCACGATCTTTAAAGTTCTGCTGATCCCCCTTCTTCCTGTGATCCTCGCTGTGAAGCTGCTAATGTTCGGATTTAAACTTTTATGGAAGGTGCTTAAGCCCATCTTCAAGGTGCTTTTGTTCCCCTTCAAGGTGTTAGGAAAGATTATTGGGTTTGTGGTAGGCCTCATCGAAAAATTCTGGAAGTTGTTTAATCCCAAACCAGAAAAAGCAGCTAAGAAGGTGGGCCTCCTCGGGTCGGCCTTTAAATCACTGATGGGACCAATTAAATTTGTGTGGAAGATTCTTAAGGGAATCTTTGGGTTCATCGGAAAAGTCTTTGGAGCCATTGGCGGTGTAGTTAAGAAGGTCGGCGGCGCCGCTCTAAAGGTTGCAGGCGCCCCCTTCAAACTGCTGGGAGGTGCCATAAAAGGCATCGGAAAAGTCGCTGCTGCTCCCTTTAAGCTGCTCGGGAAAGGAATAAGTGGGGTAGGCAAAATGGCCGGCAAGCTCAAAGGCGCCCTAGGGAAGGGTTGGAAAAAAGTAATGAAAGGCCCCGGGAATTTTCTCAAGGGCCTTACAGGAAAAGCTAAGAAAGCCTTCGGCAAACTTAAAGGACTCGCCGGCTCCGCCAGAGCTGCACTCAGCAAGGGTTGGGGCAAAGTGAAGGGGCTCTTTGGGTTCGGAGGGAAGTCTTCTAAAGCTGCGTCTGCAGGCGCCAAAGCCCCAGCACCAGAAAAGAAGCAGTTAGGGGGCCTCATTGGCGGCGGGTTGCTTAAGAGCGGCGTAGCCGGGTTCGGCAAGATGATGGGGGCATCCCCCCTTATGAAGATAATAGCTGCGATGCGTGCTAAGATGGGCGGCGGTGGCGCCGCAACGCTTATGGGTGAGGGTGGTCCAGAGTTGGCTCAGATGCCACAGGGCACGCGTGTAAGCCCCGCCAACCAGACCACAGGACTGACCGCCGCTATCAAGGCTCTCACGGCCAAACTGGATGCAATCCAGCCCGGGGGTACTCCCGGCGAAGGCGGTGCTCCTGGGATGCCAAGTCAGTTTGTTCTCAAGATTGGTCAAGAACAGTTTAATGCGACAGTGGTTAAGGCACTTGATTCCCCTGAAGCGAAGAAGAAAATATCACCGGTGGCCCGGTAAAGGAAAATAAATTATGCCAGAAGTATCATTTTATCCATCAGAAGGAAATCCTAATTTTAAAATAAAAATTAAGCACGTCCCTACCGGCGAAGAAGTAGAGTTTATTGCGTGGGTAACTGATTTTAGTGACAACTTTACATCGCAATGGAACACTACCCCCGTCTATGGGCGCATGGATGATCTCGCTACATTTCGACGAACCGGCCGGAAGATCTCGTTGGCCTTTGATGTGGTGGCGCAGGGCCAAGAGGGGGCTTTGGCCAACAACGCCAAGTTGGATAAACTCAGTACTTTCTTATATCCCGTTTATGAGAGCGCTGCCAGGAGCGCTTCTAACACCCTAGCAGCCGCCCCGTTGCTGCAGATGTCGTGGACTAATCTGATACAGGATAAATCGACGGGTGAGGGGCTCTTGGGATATCTTGCAGGGTTTACTTATAAGCCCGTCATTGACCACGGAATGTTTGTGGGGGGCACTGAGAGCCCAGGTTTATACTTTCAAAATTTAACTGTTAGTTTAGAGTTTACCGTGATACACTCACATCTAACAGGGTGGAACAATAAACAGTTTGGCGGCGATAAACTTAAAACTGCTACTCCGGGTTTTGCTCACGGAGCCCCGGGACAAACAGCTCCCTCCACTTCACGCTTTTTGCGCGCAGCGGACGGGGCCCCGACAAGCCCAGGCACCAACAGCGCCCAGGACGCAAATCGAGGCGCCAACGAAGAGCAGGTTCTGGGGGGCGCCCCGGGGATGAGCGGTCTACGTGATTATGCAGCAGCTACGCCACTAGGTAGACTTTTATTTGGAGAATAATGAATTATGGCATCGCGTTATGAAGACACAGTAATTTTTAAAGACGAGTTGGAAATCTATAGAAACTTGATGGAGGACCGCGGTGTGCCGTTTATCCGCCATTACGCAACGCCCCAACTTCGGTACCCCTCGGTATCCCAATTGGTAAATTTGACGCGTCTTGAGCACATCTGGAAAACGGGCGATCGATATTATAAACTTGCTTCTAAATACTATGGCCGACCAGAACTTTGGTGGGTCATAGCACATTTCAACCAAAAGCCCACCGAGGCCCAAGTTGGAATTGGAGAGATAATTTATATTCCTCTTCCCCTAGAAAAAATATTGCTATATTATAAAGGATAAAGATGGCTGACGAGACACCAGAAGTACCCGCGGGAGAACCGGGCGATGGCGAAGCCGGCGGCGAAGCTAAAGAAATAGAAGCCCTAAAGATTTTTAGGGAGCAGTGCTATCTTATTGAGAATATTAAGGATGTGGCCGCAAAACACGCCGACGCCCAGTATAGTCAAGTTATTAAGGTCGGCGGCCCGGTGGGGAACGCCGTATCACAAATTAATCATGGAGTAGGAAACCAAGCCAATGCCGCCGCCAAGGCGATTCTAGAATTGTGTCCTGACATTTATGCGCTCCTAACTCCTTATGTTAAGATTAGCCGCGTGGTCTATGGAGACGGTGACCCAGCAGAGATTCTTCCGGGAGCGGCCGGAGAACAGGAAATCCCTTTTCGCGCTTATACCGACAGAGGTGACATCAGCAGTATGACAAATGGAACTTTTGGGCGCCTCCCGGGCGCGGGCCTCAAATCTTTTAGTTGGGGCCTTGAAGGAATGCAACCGGGGGATGTAGATAATAACATTACTGCCAAGCTCGTGCTGCATTTCCAGAGCCTTTACGATCTCTTTCGTTATAATATGAAAGACGGCAAAGCCCAGGCGGGTATAGAAGGGCAAGCAGGATACTTGGATTTAATTATTGGTGCTGGTACCTCTCTCAAGGTGAAGGGCGCCGACACCACCAAATCTCCAGATCAAAAGAGCGGCACTTCTGGCGGCGCGTGTGTGGGAACCGACGGAGACAAATACGATGGCGTTCGATTTAGGATTAAAGCCGTCGCCGGGTGGTCCACCCCACCGAATTTTACCAGTCTCCACATTCCTGGGTATACCAACAAGCAACTTAAAGATATGGAACGTGCTTTAGAGAAGAGTCGTACTACCTTGTTTCTCCAGATTGAATCTCACGCCATTAACTTTTTAGAAGACGGCTCCGTCGAATTGTCCATTGATTATCGTGCGGCCTTGTCGGGTATTATGACGGCTCCCAATGCCGATATTTTTGGACCCAAGAGCGAGAATGCGGCTGCCATTAAGGCAGTCAACAACGCCCTACGAGGGGACGTGACCGACGAGGGCAAAGCTGCATTGGAAAAGCATGCCGACCAGTTGGGACTGTCGGAGGGGCAGATCGAGAAGCTCACCGATCCCAAGACGTCGGTGAAGAAAAAGAACAAGATGAAGACGAAGTTGTTAGACTCTGTTAAGGAATCCGAAGAGGGTGATCGTCTCGAAAAACATGAGCGCTTTCTCAACGGGCTCTACGAGAGTGGGAAAATCTACAGAATCAACCTGGACAAGGGGGACTTGCGTACAGACACATGGGACTCCCTCTCAACAGCAGGACGCGTACGCCGCGCAATAGAAACGGATAAAGGCTTCGACCCGGAGAAGGAGAAGGACGTAGAAAGTGATGATGCCTCGTATGAAGCCGCCGGCGACGAGAAAGCCGCAGGCAAAGCGAATGATAAGAACGAAAAGCGCGCCGCCAAAAATAAAGTTAAATCAATTTCTTATTTCTATTTGGGGGACCTCCTTGATAATATTTTGAGCCAACTTACGGATGTCGATTTTGAATTCATGTTAACCGATGTGGAAGTAGTTGATCCCTTAGTATACTTTCGCAGTGTACGAACCGCAGAAGGTGATTGTCCCGGGGACCCCTCGGTAATTAAAGGGTTAGAGGGGGTAGACCCTTTCCGCTTTAAAAAGGATTTGGGCATTACCACGCAAATAAATATCGGGCAGATCCCCATTTCTTTAAAAGTTTTCCAACAGTGGTTCCTTAATAATGTTATTAAGAAAAATCGCGACCATTATTTCCTTCTTCAGTTTATTAAAGACATTTGTGCAGGGCTCATCACCCGAGCGTATAGCTCTGAATGTTTTGGGAAGTCAATGCAATTCCGTCTCACCTTCAACACTGTTCCTTTTGACCTTTCGCGTACGGGGGGAGGGGCCGGTAAGAAGACCGACGTGGATGCCGTAGCCAAGCGAAAATTTGCGGCTCAAGGAGGGGCTCTCCTGGCGAAAGACATTGTGCCTGCCTCGGTTCTCTACTGTGTTGACTCCAAACCCAATGCAATGCCCGATGATGAAGCGAAAATTAAAAAGGGTGTCTATCCTTATTACTTTGGCGCGTCGTGTGGGCTTTTAAAAACTATTAAGTTTTCTAAATATGATGCTCCCCACTTGCGCGTGGCACGTGTGGCACGTAAAGGCGTCTTGGGCGCAGAACAGTTGCGAGAAATGTATCAAGTGGATATGGATATGGTGGGCAATACACTTCACAAAAACGGCAATTTGATTTATTTTGATCCTATTAATATTGGAGGTACCGAGAGCCAAAATGTGGCACGTACTCTGGGGCTAGCGGGGTATTTTCGGGTGACGAAGGTAAATCATACGATTAGCGAAACAGGGTTCGATACACAGCTGGCAGCCTACCAGGAAGGAATTGCGTTTGATGACCAGAGTCTAGGCAAAGTGACAAAATTCGAAGGCGACGCCGACACAGCAGTTCAAGAGCTACTCGATCTTCAAGCTCCCCCCCCACCGGCTCCCGACGCCCCAGATACGGCGAGGTAAAAGATTATGCCGAAGAGAGAACGAGGACAAATTTTTAACTACCCCGCCGCTGACGTGGAAAGCCCTCAAGGGAGGAATAACCTTGGCAGCATGGGAATGTATTATTGGCGCAACCTCTATAAATTAGATTATGTTCAGACCTATCAGGGAGGACGCCCCCTTATCACTGATGATGATAGCTCCACCGACGTTCTCACCAGCGTATACAGCGAGGATGATCAAATTCCCAAACCCCTTGATACCTGGTACGATAAAAATTTATTTGGCCGGATAGATCGTGATCAGAATACTGTTATCTTAAAGGAGAATCGTCTTACCGCGCTTAGAACTGCTACTCGTCCTAACTTATACGCGGCCGACTTTGTGGTGGATGCCTTTGAGAGGTTTGTAAAACATATGAACGACGCACGCGATACCGGTCGTCTAGATCCTACTGGCAATCCAGCTATTATCAAGATGAGCGGCCGTGCCGCGTATACGAGCCCTGTCACCAAATATAATGAATTTCAACAGACTCTAGTTGGCGCCTATATAGATGAATTCACGGAAGCGCAGCAGCAGCGCGTCACCGATTTTGCCTCCTTTGTGAAAGACTACTTGTGGTATATCAAGCGGGTCGCCCCTAACCGCGGGTTTACTAAAGGAAGCTATCTATTGTCAAATACTGTGAGCCCACTCATCTCGGGGCTTTCCATTGCCATTTCTGAAGCTGACGCGTCAAGGGACGGACCCAAGGCCGCAGGGTTCCTGCGGGATCCTAATTTTTCCTTTTACGTCCGCGCCGCTAAAAAGTTTGGATTTATCGTTAACAAGAATATGCCTTGGGTCTTAACGGCTGATTTGTTTTCACCGGCAGCCACCATTTATTTCATTTCATATAGCACTGTTACTGGCGCTGACGTGACAGAAAAAAACTTTTTTGACACTTACTATCGCCCTTGTTATATGAATGATATTTTGGATATCTATTATACCTTGACTTATGCTTACGAGCAGACGCGCCGAGCGTGGCCGTTTTATCAAACCCGTCAAGAACTCTGTGCGGGCGACATTCATACGCGAACGAAAGTGCAAACCATGCAACGTCCCATTGCGACACAAGAAATAGCCGACGCCGCCCTCACCCCCTATCACCTTATTAATATTTATATCGACATGCGTCAGATTGAAAGTCACAACTCGGTGAAAAACATTGAAAGCGTGAAACGACGCGCTTACGAACTATATAAATATCGACCCAACTCGCAACTTACGGGCTACGAGACGGTGGGAAAATATGTAAATTCTATTTTTAGAGAATATGTATATCCCGTGTCGTATGAGTCCCTGGTTTACCCAAGCAGTATTAAGCTGGACGTGAAAAAGACAGGCGCCCCGAAAGATACTGGCGTAAGTGCGCTTTTATCTGTTGACAATGTGAAACCTGTAGCGTATAATAGTGGAGACTATTAGAAGAGACAGGAGGACACGTGCTTTTTCAGGTGTTGGATTACAAGGGAAATTGCCCCGGCTATTTTAGCGAGAACAGTATTCATTTTGATAAGACGGCCCCGAACGTGGGCCAAACATGGGATATCTCCCAAGAATTGTTGGGGAAAGATATTGAACTGGCTCGGATTTACGCCGAGGGGCAGACTCTCTCTGAGGTGTGTCCCCCCGAACACGCGGCCGAATGGGCTCATATCCGCACTAAACTTAAAAAATATTTTAAGGCGCTGCAGACAGCAAAGATATCCACAGCCGATAATTGTTTTTTTGATCTGATCCCGGATCGCTTTTTATATGAATTTCTGCAAATGAAAAATACTATCACGGAGCACGTTTTTGCCCACCACGAGCGACCGGAGAACTATGAATTTATGGCAGACTTAGTGCAGCTGCTAGAAAAGCTGCGCCACCAAAGTTTAAACATTGATCTTGAGTCGATTAGGCACCTGATGCGGGCTGTACGCGGCCAAAATTTTATGCGCACGATGCAGAGTTGCAAGCGCGTCGTTGATTATAATCCGTGGGGGACAATCACGGGTCGTCTCGCGACTAACCCTAATAGTTTTCCCATCTTAACACTGGGAAAGGAATTTCGCGATTGTTTGAGACCCCACAACGATTGGTTTATTGAGTTAGATTTTAATGCTGCGGAGCTACGCACACTTCTGGCCCTCTCAGGACGCACCCAGCCCGCCATTGATATCCACGAATGGAATGTCAAGAACGTTTTTAATAATAAGATGACGCGCGAGGAAGCCAAGACCAAAACCTTCGCGTGGTTGTATTCTAATAGGAAAAACAAGACTTTAGAGCAGATTTATGATAAAAAGGCGACCATGAATAAGTATTGGGACGGCCAGGATATCAAAACAGAATTCAATCGGACAATAAAAGGGGTTGACAAACACCGCGCATTGAATTATATTATACAGAGTTCGACAATTGATATGGTCCACGAACAGGCCATCAAGATCGACAAGCTTTTAGACAAAATGAAAAGTAAAATTGCATTTATGATTCACGACGCAGTTATTATCGATTTATGCGAGGATGATCGTTATGAACTTCCGGATCTTCTAGAAACTTTTTCACAGACCCGCTTCGGGAAATTTAAAGTAAATATAACCGCAGGCCAAAGCCTAGGAAGTATGAAAGGATTGAAATTATGACAATGAAAAGACACGAGAAACTCGTTAGAGACAAGATACCACAGATTATTGAAGCGGCGGGTAAGAACTGCCGTTATCGTATCTGCGACGGGGATGAGTTCCGCGATTCTCTCTTCAATAAACTGGTGGAGGAGGTTGGAGAGCTTATTGCTGACCCTTGTACGGAGGAGTTGGCTGATATTTATGAGGTACTAGAGGCCATCTCGGCTGAGTTTAAGCTGAGTTCTGCTTATGCCGATCAAATTGCTAAGCGCGTCACTAAGGGCGCCTTCGAGCATAAGATCATTCTGGAGTGGGTCGAAGAATGAACATCATTGGTCTGGGAAAAGCGGGGTGTAACATTGCCCGGGCGTTTTCTAAGTTCCCTCAATATAATTGTGTGGGAATCGATGTGGACCCCACCAGTGATATTGTTATTAAGAAGAAATCTTCTCACGAGGAGTACGACGCGAAGTTTCCCAACTTGACCCGACGGTTTCCGATAGAAGAGGGCGAAGGAATCTTATTAATCGTGTGTGGCGCTGGGACTATCTCCGGCGGTGTCTTGCGTTTACTCGAACAACTCAAGAGCCGGAAAGAAGACATTTCTGTACTCTATATTAAACCAGACGGCGACCTTTTAAGTGAATTACACCGAACTCAAGAGAGAGTGGTCAGAAACATTCTCCAGGAGTATGCGAGGTCCGGACAACTAGACATGATTTACTTGGTGGAGAACTCTGAGATTGCGAAGGGAATTGGGGAGGTGCCCATCATTGGATACTTCGATGTGCTTAATCAAGGCCTCGTAAATTTGCTTCATATGATTAATGTTTTCCGAAACTCCGAGCCTGTGATGGGCAACTTCGGGGCTCCCACCGAGATCGCCCGCATTTGCACCATCGGCGTTGTGGACCTAGAAAATAATAAAGAAAACTGGTTTTTGGACTTGCAAAATGCGCGGGATGTGGTATACTATTATGGTATCAATGAAGAAGAACTGAGGACGGACGGCACTTTGTTTAAGAAAATTACTGACTTCGTGAAGTCCAAGAGTGACGACAGTATTAACGTTTCATATGGGGTGTATAAAACCACCTATGATCAACAATATTGTTATTGCATTAAGTATTCATCTGTGATACAATTACAACTAGATGGTCAGGATATTGGCTGATCATACTTTAACCCAATGAAAGGAAATAAAATGGGTATTAACTTAGAAAAGATGCGAGCAAAGCTCGCTAACCTCCGGGGCAACGGAAATGAGGATAATAATTTCTGGCGCCCTTCCGATGGCGATCAGACAATTCGGATTGTTCCGACTCCTGATGGCGATCCCTTCAAGGAAATGTGGTTTCACTACAACCTTGGAAACAACGCTGGCTTTTTATGCCCCAAGCGCAACTATAGCGATACGTGCCCCGTGTGCGATTTCGCTTCACAGTTATGGCGTGAGGGTGTAGATAATAATGATGACGATAGCAAGAAGCTTGCTAAGTCACTGTTTGTGCGCCAGCGTTTCTTCTCCCCGGTAATGGTCCGCGGCGAAGAAGAATCTGGTGTTCGCATTTGGGGTTATGGCAAGATGGCGTATGAGAATCTTCTCACGCTGGTCCTTAACCCTGAGTACGGGGACATTACAGATGCCGAGACTGGCACCGACCTTACGCTTACCTATGGTAAGCCCCCTGGCGCTTCGTTTCCCCAAACGAAGCTCGTGCCACGCCGTCGTTCCTCTCCGCTGTGTGAGGAAATGACGCCCGATCGTTGCGCAGAGTTGCTCGACTCGATTCCCGAGTTTGAGGGACTCTTTGACCGCAAGACGACTGAGCAAGTTGAGTCGATGTTGGACGCGTTTGTGAATTCAACCGTGACCGACCCCGAGTCGGCTTCTACGGAAACGACTCGTTATGGTAAGACCACTGATAGTGGAACGACCGATACGACGACGACTGATACCACGAACGCAGTGGATGCGGCATTCGCAGAGCTGGGCTCTCTCTAATATCCCCCCCACAGGGAGGCACAGGGTTATCAGGTGTCTCAACTTATCACATCAAAGAAAGGGAATTTAAAAATGGGTGATTTTATTAATAAGTTGCGTGAACTGGGCGTCGAGCACGACGGTACCGTGACATTGAGTTATAGTGAGGGCTGCGAAGTGTGGCACGTCAACGAGAGCCACGTTCAGGAGAGCGTTGCCGAGACTGAGACCGCCGCAATGCTCGCGGGACTGCTGGTTTCCGGTGTTCCGGTTTACAGCAGTTACGGCGGAGTGACCGAGGGTGGCGACATCCTCAACGAGATGCGAGCACAGGATGTGCTT